CGTTCTCTTTAGTATAGTTTGCTAATGAACTTACTGAAAATGCCATTGTTTATAAATTTATTTGTTTAAAATTGCGTTTCTATATTTCTCAATTCTTTCGTACTTGCTATCATTAGTAGTTACGTAAGATTGAAATGCGTTTGCTGCTTTTTGAGTTGGCTCGGCAGTTGGAGTGTTTGAAAGTGCTTCTACTAATTCAGCTACTTGTGCAAAACCTTGTTTAACCTTGCTTTCTAATTGAGCAATCTTTTCTTCTAATTCCATTTTTTTCTTCTCGTAATCGTCTTTTAACTCTTGAATCATTGCAGTTGTATCTTGTGCAGGTGCCACAGGAGCAGCAGGTGCAACAGGCTCTTCTACAATTACGTCTTCTTTAGGAGAAGAAATTTCTACGATAGCACCTAATTCATCAATCGTAATAGATGTACCATCCATTAATTGATGCTCGCCCATAGGAGCAGGAGTGCCATCAGCTAATTCTACCATACCACCTAGTTCTAAAGCAGATATCATAACTTTCGTTCCATCTACTAAAGAATATTCAGCCATTTCTACCTTTGTTACTTCAGGTGCTACTTCAGCAACAGGTGCAACAGGCTCAACAACTTGTGGCATATCTTCAAATAACGCTCTTATTTGATTTAATGCTTCTTTTGGATTCATTTTTCTTTTTATTTAAATGTTTATAATTTATAGAATTTATCACTTAACATATAACAGAATCTAATATGTTCTTTATTTTCTGCATTTTAATCTCTTCATTTGTTAGCTTAGGAGTGTAATTAAATATGCCCTCAATAGAAAATCCATTAATTAAACCCTCTTTAACTTTCGCCCATACTTCGTCGTTTTCTACTAACATAGAAACAAACCAACTACCATTAGGAGCATCTTCAAATCCTTTCATTGGCATAATACCTCTAGACTTATCACTAATAAAGCTTTCAAACATTGTAACCCCTGTTTCTATTTGATTAGGGTCGTGCATTAGGTTTACATTATTTTGGTAACCTTTCTTAAAATATTTCTGTACAATCTTCGTAATAGTCTCTTTAGAAAAAGCCACATAATAGTCCCCAAAATTAGTATCACTCCTAAAAATAGGGGTGTCAGCCAACATAGCGCACCCACTAATAATTCGTTTATCTTCACTAACAATTTGAAATTTTTGTTCATTTTTAAATGCATTCCAATTCTTTTGAATAGCGGGTCTATCGACTAAAGAAACGAATTGCACCTCTGCATCATCGTTTAAGTCATCCGATATTTCTAACATATATAAAGGTAATTCCATACTCATAAATAGTGTTTTTTAAAATATTAACTAAATCTTGCTCTTTGTCTAATTGCAGCAATTCTTTGTTGATTGCTAGTTACATCGCTTTCAATTACATATGCTCTAACTGCTTGATTGCCAATATCGTTTATTGATTGTTGACTTATATTAGTTGTTTGCGCTCTTGGTAATTGCGGAACCATTGGTGGTTGTGTTGAAATAGATGGCATTCCACCACCTGTTGAGCCACTACCTGTTGAACCACCACCTGAAGCTGCTGAATTAATTTGTTGAATACCTTGTGCAGATGCAGCAATAACAGATGCAATAGATAATGCACCTCCTATCCTAGAAGGTATATAAGCAGGGTTAGGAATACTAGGTGCTAAAAAAAGTGGTATGCTATTCATTTGTGTAATAATCTTAGCAATAGCAGCACCCTTTTCAATTAATAATCCAGCAATAGCCACTGTTTTACTTTTTCCTGCTATCTGTCCTAATAAATTACCTGCTTGTTCTGCAAATCCAATATATTGTAATGTTAATTGCCTTTTAGCTTCTTCTTCTGCTTTTTTACTTGCAGTAATTTCCTTGTCAATATCCTGTTCTTGCTTTGCATATTTTGCAATAATATCTATTCTTTCTTTTTGACTTAAATCTAAATTAGATAATTCAATTTCTTTTTGTTGTGCAATATAAGCTTCTTTATTTGCAAGTCTTTGTTGGTCTTCTTCAAAGTCAAAATCTAATAAATCATTTTTATAATCTAAATCTGTAATTAAATTTTGTATTTCCTGAAATTCTAATTCTCTTTTTTTAGTAGCATTCTCTTCGGCAATTTGTAATAAGCGTTGTTGTAGTTGAGTATCAAAGTCTTCATAAGCCTTTGCATCTGCTTTAGCTTTTTCAAGTCTTGCCTTTTCTTCGTCATCTAATTTTTTTCTATCTTCTGCCTCTTGTTCGGCTTTTTTCTTTTTTCTATCTGCCTCTTGATTATCTAAAACTTTTATTTCAGTATTTAAATCAGCAATAGCCTGTAACTCTTCTGCAGTTGCACCTTTTATTAAACTTAATTGTTTTTGAATCCTGTCTCTCTTCGCCTCGTATATTTCTTTTTCTTTACCATTTTGTGATTCTAATTCTTTTATAATTCTATCTGCAGACTTTATATATGCATTAGTTGCTTGTGTTAATGCATCTGCATTTCTTTTAGCCTCACTTGTTACCCCTATAAAATCCGTAAATCCTTGAATAACATTTTTTACTTTACTTGCAAATTCTACAAGTGATGGGAAAAGGTTAGTAATTACTTCTTTTACTTTATCAAAATTAGCTATTAACAAACCTAATCCAACTGCTAATGCACCTACTCCTGTTGCAATAATTGCGCCTCTTAGTGTACTAAATGCAGATACAACTTGTGTTCTAATTACTGCACCTAATTGCTTAAACGAATCAACACTTTCCCCTACTGCTTGTAATCCCTGCGAAAGTGCCATAGCAGATTGCACCTTTAACAAAGTCTTTTGTACGTCTTCCGATTCTTTACCGAATAAAGCCATTGCTCCCTGTACTGCACCAAATCCACCTGCTACTCCTGATAGGGATGCAGTTAATGCTTTAAACTTAGCATCAGGATTAAATGCGTCAACTAAATCTTTTGCATCGCCTATTCTATCCCTTAGTTCTGCAGCTTTTTTTGCTGCGTTTACTGCCTCTACTGAAGTAGCACCAAACTTGTCCGATAACGCAATTACTTCGGCTTGTGCTTCCCTCATTTGTTTTTTAAGCGACCCAATAGAACTATCAGCACCCGAAGTGTTGACGTTAATATTTAAATTTAAATTCTCTGCCATTAGTATGTTGTTTCAATTACTTTTAATAAACTTATTTTGGTCGTGTTGTACTCCATAGGATTAAAATTCTCAACCTTATTTAATCTAAATAGAACTCCGTCAATCCATATATACTTGCTAAAATCTAGATTATTTATATCTGTCGTATTTAATAAAGCAGAGCAAGTTAATAGTTTACTATCCTTGCTAGTTATTTCTGCCATATATTGACTATGATAGGCATTAAATAAATTTGTAGTTGGATAGGTATTTGCAGTAAATTGTAATTCATATGGCGCACCAAAGTTAATATCATTCGTAGGTGTATAAGGGTCGTTAAGATGCCCCCCATAACCATAAGTCGTAATAGTGTCAACTACTGATACTCCATTTAATATATTATAACTCGTTCTACCTGTAATCTTTTTAGCTTGCATAATCCTAATAACACTATCCATTGAATTTTCTTTTGTGTTATTATCTGACACTTTATAAATAGCAGGATATATCTTATCTGTACCGACTTTTTGATACAATACACTTGCTGCAAATATTACATTAAGACTATCTGTTTCTTTGCTAAAATCAAACTCTGTATCATATATTCTGTCGCCATAGCCTTCGTTATATTTTTTATTATAGTTCTCATTATAAAAGTCATTATCTTGCTTAAACTTATAATTAAAATATCTTGCATTTAATTCACTCATAGGCTTAATGCTTAAAGGCTTAGACCTATCTATTTTATTAGACCAATCTAGTGCGTTTGCATAAGTATTAGGATAGAAGTTAATGTAAGGCTTAATAATTATCTTTTTGTCATCCCAAGTATCTTCATAAACATATAAGTTAAACATTTTAACTATGCTTAAAAAGAAATCTTTTTGAAATATCCCTCTTGGGATTGTGTCATTAATAACTAATCCATCATTATAATTAACAGGAACAGGAACAAACGAATCTGAAAAAAATGATACTTGCGCCTCTGTTAATGTAATAGGTGGGTCATCTCTGTTTGGTGCAGTATTTGTAAATCTAAATACTATTGCATCCCCTGTGTTTACTAATAATATAAACTCTTCATCTATTCCAAATGCTCCTACAAAATTAGAACTATAAACAATAGTGCTATTTTTATAAATATTAAATGTTCCGCTTGTAGAATCCCCGCCAAAAGTATATTGCATCTTTAGGTTTATAGAAGTAGCACCTGAATATGTAAATGTAGTTCCACCTGCACTTACAACTAATCCTGAACCCGTAACACTATCAAATCCTACTGCACTCGTTCCTAATATTTCTAAATTAGTTGTTCTTATAGCTACATTTAAATTACCTGTTATTTTAGTTAATACTTTTTGATTATGCGGAATAATTAACCTGTTAAATAATTCTTGGTCGCCCGATAACAAATCTAATGTATAACTATAATCTGTACCTGCAAATATCTTTTGCAAATACTCTTTGACATATAAAGCAGGTCTATATGCACTTACTTGAAAGTTTACCTTGTCCGTGCTTACATTACCATAATCTATTAATGGATAATAGTAGCCTGACCCTGCAATAGTATCCCAACTAGCCTTAATATTAGCTACATTATAATCGTGATTATATGCACTAAAATCTAAATCTTCTAATCTTTTATTGCCTAGTGCGGTTATAAAACCACCTAGTTCTCCAAATACAGAACATTGATATTCTATTGTTTTGTTATCAACTACAATTTCTAGTATTCTTAATGTTCCCTTAAATATCTGTATCTTATCAATAAAGATTCTACATTGAGCCGACTTTGATGCGTTAAAGTTATAATTAACATTAGGCAAGGTATTGTCAGTAAAATTTGAATTACCTAAATCAAATACAAAGCCAAATATCTTATTGTTTATTGCAGTACCCGAAATATTAATGGTCTTAGAATAAGATGTATTCCTACTTCCAAAGTCATTAATGTCATCGATAGCATAGTTAAACTCTGTACTTATATCTTGAAATAAGTCTAATTTATAATCTTCAACATATATTTCTGTACTAATCATTATCTAAATTGACTTGTTATATATTTACCAACCTCAATATCTATTTCAAAGTTAAATAGCTTGTCCGAACTTTCTAACTTATACTCGTAATTAGTGCTACTTATTGTAACAGGGAAATATGCACCTTGTACTTCCATATAGGTAATAGTACTTGCAAATAGCTGCGCTAACCATTCGTAATCTTGTTGACTTACCCAATCTGATATAAGATGAAACTTATCCTTATGCTGAATAGCATAGTTTAGAGTCGTCTCATTATACTTATTGTATGAATCAATATTACTCATTGTATTGCCTGATAACTGCCAATCATTGCGCCTATATGATGCCCTCTGTACCTCTGTCGACCTCTTGTTGACTAGTGCAAATTTCATTGTATCCCAACCGCCTAATCTGTTTAAAAAATGTAAGTTATACTGCTTGTATTTAGGGTAGCACTTTTGTTTAAATTGTAGCTTCCTAGATATTGCAACCCCTCTCTTTAAGTAAACATTATATCCATAGGTATTCTCTGTAATTAAAGTTCTACCTGCAAAAGTATTAATATGTCCCGCTTGACAATTAAATAAATTCATTTCTCCTAAAAATGTAATGCCTCCACTAGCAGTATCTATAATTGTACCCGACTCATTAATGACTTCTATCCAAGCAGAATATGCTCCTGCCGTAACCTTAAAATATGTTGCATAAAAATTATCGCCATATTCTATTGTTATATTCTCTGTATCCCTTTCCGTTAACCAATCATCTGTAAAGTTTTCGATTAATAGGTTGTCATAATAATCAGATAGTACTAATGGAGTATTGTTATTAACGAATAGAATATCTGCAAATAATGGTGGGTAATAGTTATATGCACTTAATGCACCCGATACTAGGTTTGTTATAGTTACTAAATTACCACCACTAACATACTCTTCCCCTACTTGTATTGTAGAATTAACTTTTATCTTGTCATTAGATGCTACTAAAATAGAACTACCCGATGGCTCAAAATAATTAGTTACATATGCCCTAACCATAGGAGATGCGTTAAATACTCCATAGCTACCTTCCGCAGATGGCGAAGGATAAATCTTTGTTCTGCTTACTTGTGAACCATTAACGAACACATCATAAACGAACTTAAATGCAGTTTGACCTACATTAGTTGAACTAGAAACGTACCATAAGTCATCGTGCATACTTGAATAAGGTGCAGGACTACTTTGAATTGTTATTGCCATTTGTTATTTCTTTACCGATTTGTCTAATTTTAATTTGTATATCTTTACCTAGTGCAGCCTCCATTACCTCGTAAAAGTTCTTTCCAAAGGTAGCCTTTTCTGCATTATCAAAATAATGTGTTGACCTTATACCCTTTCTATGTATTGACCTAGCTATAACATAAGCTAAAGACTTTTTAGCATCTACTGCCTTGCCTTCAACACCTAGCTTTCTGTAAGGCTTTACAGATACTGCCTTTAGTTTATTATAACCTAGCCATTTTTCTACTGACGAAATAGGTATGCTTTTTTTAGCAGGGTTAAACTTGTATGGAGTCTTTGAGTCTGCCTTTATATTTTTTGTACCCTTTACACCTTTGTTTACAAAATCCCAATACTTAGAAGCTACTTGACTTTTAGGGTAACCAATTGATAATGTATAGCTTGTACCAAATTTAGTTACAAACATTTTTATATCATTAATTGCACCCGAAGCTATCGAATTGTTTGCTCGTAAGTTCTTTTGAGCCTGTAATATAAACTCTGCTCCAAAATCCCTAAGCAACCTTTCTGCAACAGGTAGGTCATTAGGCTTCATAGGTTGTTCGCCTATTGTATTTAGGAATCCTTCGCCTATTGCCAATGCTTGTGCTTTTGTTATGCTCATACCAATAAATAGTGTTATAACATAAAAATAACTATCCCCACCTTTTTAGGGATGGGGAAGTAAACCAAAATCCAACTATGAAAATCTTTATCTAACCTTTTTAATCTGCTCGTTGTCGTAATCCGTTTTAGCTTTTAGATAGGATAGTATGTTTAAACACTCTATTGTGCTTAGTTCATACGCTTCGCTAACTCTACAATTTTCGTATTCGGCAATAAGTTTGGTGCTATATTGCCATCCAAAATATTCAATAAACTTTGAACCACCTCTTTCGCTTGTTCCTGACTCATTCCCGCTTGCTGCATCTTGTTCGCCAAATAACCCTGTGAAACTTCTATCCAATTTCTGTATACTTGATAAAAAAAAACCAACGAGTGATATACGTCTACAAATCTTGCTTCTAACATATCGTCTGCATAGTCTTTATGCTTACTTGCATCGTATGGCTTATTAACCCAAAATCCTAACTTGCGCTCCTGAGGAATTATCATAGTAGCTGCTAACTTATGTAGGTTACCATATAGGTCTTCGCTAAATACTTTACTTTCAATATACCTTGCAAATGGCATCCTACTCACATCATAATTAATCTTGTATCTTTTGCTTTTAGAAATAGGTATATACTTAACCGCTTTGCCATTTATAGGCTCATTAAGGAATAATATTGTTTCTTTTAACTCTGCATACTTATTTAATGGTAGGCTATCTATTTGCATCTCTGTCATATTATTGACTATTGCAATTAGCTTTACATCTGTATCTAAGTCAGTATCGTTTTTGTCTTTTGTCTTTATGACATTATAAATCTGTTGATATTGCCATACGTTTATTTTGTCCCACATAGCTCCTTGATTTTAGATAAAGATACTGCAATTATATATACAAAACAAGCTAATGGTATTGAAATAATAAAGAACTTAATAAGTTGTAGTATTTTCATATGTATTTTTTAAAAGGTCTTTTTTAAGGATTTTAATTGCTAATTCTTTTAGTGCTAATTCTTTTTCTAGTTTAGCTATCTTTTCGATTAGACATTCATTTTCAAGTCTTATTAGATATTCCTGACTGATTGTATAGTTATTTTTTGTCATAAGTTTAGTTTAAAAACCACCCTAAGTTCCCCAAATCACTATCTTGTTATTAATATATAATTTCTTAGGGTGGCTATATTCTTAAATGTTTTGATAGATTGCTACTATTGTGAAGGCTAATATTAATATTAATACTGCCTGAATGTTATACTGCTTCTGTTTCATATTGGTTTATTAATTTATTTTGTAATTGTTCTAATACTTGCTTGTCGTTTGAATAGATTTCTATTAGATTATCATTTTCAAAACTTTCTAATAACTTGTCTATTTGTCTTATTCTTGTAAATATAGAGTCTAATAATAATGTTTGCTCTTGGGTTGTTAATTCTAGTTTCATAGTGATTAGTTAAGGTTTGTTAAAATATAAATGCCGTCTTTAATCTTCTTTTCTGTATCTGTTTTCTTTTCGCCTAAAAATTGATTTAGGTATGTAGTTGTAGTTCTAGAGTAATTCCAATACTTAGAATCTAGGTATGTGATGCCGTTCTCTAATTTCGCAATGATACTTTCGTATGATTGTAAAAAAACTGCGCTATCTGTTTCGATAGTAAATTGATTGGGTACTGCGTTACCCCTACTGCTTTTTAGGTTTGTGATTTTCATTGTTATTTTTTTTGGTTAGCACAAATATACGCAGAGTTATCCTATATATCCTAACAATATACTAACTATTTTTAAACAATTTGATAAGTGGTAAATAAGAAGGATAAGCGGTTATGCAAGGCTATATCTGCCTGAACCACGCTTAGAATTATAACTTGACCACGCTAATGCTAATGCCATAACGCAGTCATCGTGGAATCCGCTAGGTGCGGAATAACGAACTCCTGTACTTGTGAAGATATACTCAAAGATATTTAATTCATCAACAATAACCCCATCAGGATATTTAATTAACTTTTGTTGTATCGCTGCAGATAAGCCTTCCATTAATTGTTGCTTACTAGAACTCGTAAACCTTAAACCCTCAATCATCATTCCGCTTCTTTGCAAGTCCTCTAATACAGGGTCGCCTACTCCTGTACTATCAATTAAAGTATGTGCTTTAGGCAGACGCTTAATGTTTTCCTTAGTATTATGCCAATCCATTTGAAACCTATCAAAGTAACAAACTTGCCCTAAATCATCTAATCCAACAATAACTGTCCAATCGACAGACTTAGCAATATCTATTCCGAATGATACAGGCGGTCTTCCGCTTATTGGTGCAATACATTTTCTAATAAACTCGTTGCCGAAAGGGTTTGCGCTATTCTCTGCAGGGTTTGCCATATACTCCTGCTCAAATACGATATGTGGTAATTGAAACTTAGCTGCATCAACTTCTTCGGCAGGTATTGTAGGGTTGTCGTATGTAGTAAACTTATAGCTTTCCCAATCCTTCTCCCCTCCTTTCATATATAGGCTATAAAAGTAGTTAGTACCCTTAGGAGTCGACAAGAATATTGCTCCCCCCTGATAGTCCGTAAGGGTAGGTCTTATAGAATTAAGCCACCCCTTCTCTAGGTCAGGAATAAATGATGCCTCATCTATAATAACCTTATGGAATTTTAAACCTCTAAAAGAATCAAGCCTTGTTCCTGTAAAGAACCTAATTTTTCCCCCTGTTCTAAATTCTATTATTAAATCCGACTTATTAGTCTTATAGCATCCGCTTGGTAAATGCTGAAGTAATTCCTCAAAGAATACTTTTGACAATAAATAGGTAGGTGTAACATAGGCAACAGACTTGCCCTGTAACGCTTCTTTAATTGCTATTACTTGCGACACTAAAGACTTACCCCATCGTCTGCCGCACATTAAAACAATAAACCTGCTAGTCGATTCTAGTATAGGTAATTGCGTCTTATGTGGTTGGGGAAGTATTATTTCCATAAGGCATAAACTTAACTGTTATTGTGTTATCACTCGTAATGTCAATTTCAGCCTGTTCCTTGGGCTTTCCATAGACTCTAGTTAATAAGGTCTCAATAGAATATAAACTGCCCTTAACTAGGCTCTTATTCATAGCATTAGCTATTGTCTTTTCTAGTATGGTTGCATCAGGATTATCATAGACCGATTTAAGTTCTTCGCTATTCATTGACATCATAGCCTGTATCGTATCGTTAATTTCACTTAGCCTGTATCCTTGCGCCTTTAATGCAGTAACATACTTTCTAGGCCTTCCATTAGGATTGCCTGACTGACCCTTTACGAAAGGTATTAAATGCTCTTTTCCCATTCTGTTATTGTTCTGTTAATGATTGATTATATTTGTGTCTAATCTTAATCTGCTCCTTAGACTCCCAAGCCTTTTTGTATTCCATATCTTCAAACAACTTGCTAAACCCTGTTATGTGTTTTAGTCTAAGTATCTCTTCCGTTTCCATTCCTAGTTCGTTACATATCTCTGCATCCGACCAACCATTCTCTAGCATTTGAAACACCATATTTGACATACCTGTTACGCTATGCTTACCTCTTGCTCTATTGTGTCTAACTGTACTTGCCATCCTGTCGTTAATGTCCTTCTCAATAACTACAATAGGCAGACAACCATTATTTCTATCTAGGATGTCCTTATTTGATTTGCAGGTAAAGTATCTATGAAAGCCATCGACAATAATGTACTTGTCTAGTATTTCGTCATAGATTGTAACTACAGGCTGCGTATAGCCATCGTGCTTAATAGAAGTATAAAGCAAACCCATTTCAATCTTTGCTACTGAATTAGGATTGTAATCGTTTGCCTGTACCTTGTTAATATCAACCCATCGAACTAGGTCAATAGGCTGCGTATTTACAGGACTTAACTCTTTATGTATAAATTCTCTTAGGTCATAGATAAATTTCATTTTATCCTCTGCATTATTAAATGCCTCTTTTAGTTGTTCGTATATCATATATATTTATTTTTAAGCATATGTCTTGATACCTTCCCCTTCTTGTATTTTCTCCAAGTGTCTACCTCTGGCCCACGCTCCCAATTACCAAGCTTGACAAAACCAAAGTCGTTAATAACAATTGACTGCACACATATCTTGTATAGCTTATCAATGTTTTTCATTGTACCATACTTTGCATCTAACTTCTCGAACTTCTTTTTAAAGATAGGTATTGATGATTCGGGTAATAGCTTCTCGGTTAGGAAGTCTCTGTACTCTTTCCAATCCTTAAACATATATGGTAACTCTTTTACAAAAAAGTCGTCTTCACCGAATTTACTTGCCGTTGATACCCCTTGCAATCTTTCGGTTAGTTTGTTATATGTATTCCCCTCAATTTCTTGTAGAAAGAATAATTGCTTAATAGCGGTTTCGTGATGCAGGTTACTTACACGCATATCTTGTATGGCATAACCATACTGATACATATAATCATAAACCTTGCAATACTGCCAACTATGTTCGTGTATCGCTTTCCATACGTCTGTATAACTCCAATCGTATAATGGATAAAAAGTATAATGTTCGTCTGCTTTGTTTAGGGTCTTGCCCCAAGTAATATCTTTATATGTTACCCCATTAGTTAAAGCCATTGCTCGTGTTGGACTTTCCTCTGCTCTAACACCGGCTAGGTATGCTGACTTTTGTTTCGGGAATTGATGCTTAAAGAAATTAGGGAAGAACTTATAGAACTCATCTAAGTGCGAAGAATTCTTGCTTGTCGCAAATGTATTCTCTTTAATAGAAATAGGGTCTTTTTCACGCATCCATTTTTGTCCTTCCCCCCAAGCCTCTAAGCAATCTGTACTTGTTGATGTTGAGTTTGTAATCTTAAAAGGTGCTTGTATCCAATAAGGTTCTACGTCTTCTCTGTACATTACGTCTTTTACATAGTCGATTGTAAACTGCCACTCTGCCTCTTGGTCAACAAACATAACCTTTTGAGGCAGCCTGTTTCTTTCTTTAGCTACTTGCAATGTAAGATTTAGAACACAAGTGCTATCTTTCCCACCACTAAAACCAACAACGACATTATCAAATTCATCAAATATCCTGTTAATCCTAGCTATGGCTTCTTGTAATACACTTGCATCTTTATAGAATTTCATATTGTTAATTTAATATTTGTACATATTTTATATTCTCTTTCGATTATTGCGCCTCGTTTTAAATACTCTTTAATTGACATTTTAGTACAAGCTGCAACAACCTCTGTACAACCATTAACTTTTGCCTTCCATATACTAAAGTCCAATAACTCTTTAAAGTAACCATTACCCCTATATTCTTTAAATATGTAATGATTGTTAAACTTAGCCTTCTTGCCGTAATATTGAATACTTGTAAAACCTATTAACTTATTATCTATGAAACCTCCATAATATTCTGCATTACTAGAATAACCTGCCATACCTTCCTGTTTCGTTTGAGCAATATATGGTTGTATTAATTCTAAATTTATTGCAGATATTATCATTTTGATAATTTATGTATGGTAGTTTTTAATCTTGTAATGTTTAATTCGTTACCATAAAAATTCATCCCAACAGATTTAGCCATTTCTGCAGTCATTCCAAGTCCACAACAAGGGTCTAATACTATTCCATCTTTTACAATGAATGGTTCTACTGCATCTATAACACACTTTAACCCTGTTCTTCCTGTAATTTTATTGATTATAGTATTAATATCCCCATTCCAATTATAGTCTTTAGTTTTAAAAAAATGTAATTGATGTGGTAACATTTTACTTCCTGATTTATAGGTAATTTGCGCAACACCTAAATGGTCTAAATTATGATTTATTCCTATTGAAATTAAATCCTTTTCCCATTTAATCCCATATTCAATTAATACTATTCCTGAAGTATGCTTTGCTGCTAAATTAAATATTTGATTTAAAAAAGATATGTAATCAATATTTACAGGCTCAATATTATTATGTCTTTTATTAATTGTTTGCCAATAGGTAATATTGCCCTGACCCCAAGGTGGGTCGGAATAAAAAATATTTGCTTTTTTGCCTTGCATAAGATTATCTATGCCTAACATTACATTTTGATTTTGTACTCTATGATTATTAATACTTGTTATCATATGTATTTGTTTTTAATGCTCTATTAATTAAAATAGGTTGTTCGCCAACCTTTTCCATAGTCCAATACTTATATTCCCCGAAATAAAAGTAATTAAAATGTGTACTAAAAAACCTTTCTTTAACTAAATTTTGTTTCATATGCGCTACAAACCTATTGTACTCTTCCTTATCTAGGCTTCTATTAAATAAACAATACTCGTGCGGTGTCGTCTTTGCATATGTTTTAGCGAATATCCATTCGTTATTGTTTATGAATTGTTGGATTTCTGTATCTATCATATTGTTACTTTAAACTCATTGCCACAAGCAGGACAAATTACGTCTGCGTGTTTTGATTCTTGTATAAACTTATCTGCAAGTTCTTGCGCCTTCTTTAATATATCGTTATCGGTTACGTCTTTATGATTTGTTTGTGGTTCTAAAACAGGTTGATAGTCAGGCACTTCCCATTGAATTACGTCCCACTCTTTTAGTGATGCGCTATCCCAAGCGTTTGCTAATGTATCCCAATCAAACTCCCCTGCGTTTGTATTGTCTTTAATCATAAATTCATCTTGTTGCTCTTTAGACCAACCCGATGTGTATATTACAGGAATTTCTTTATAACCAAGTTCTTTAGCAGCCTTATACCTCATATTGCCTCCAAGTATAATCCCTTCTTCATTTACAACAATAGGTCTTGCATTTAACATTTCAGGAAATTCTGTTAAACTTTTAACAAGCTTTTTAAACTTAGCATCTTTTATTAATCTTGGATTGCTAGGATGAGGCTTAATGTCATTAACCTTAACGACCTTGACCTCTGTAGTTGCGTTCTTTTCTGTCATTTTTATTGTATGATTTTTTTGCTTTGCCATTCTTTCTTTTACCAAAGTTAACCTTTTTTGAATCACTTTTAACTTTTGCCATTTAATTTCTCTTTATGTTTGCTTTTTAAATATTCCATATGTGTCTTAGTGTCCCCCATAACAACGTGGCATTGCCTACATAATGCCATAAGATTTTCTATTGTATCTGCATTTTTATTACCGCCCATACCCCTCGCTTCTATGTGATGTATATCTACTGCTTTTGCTCCGCAGGATTCACAAGGTATAAAATCTTCTATTCCATATTCAAAATAATCTAGGTATAATTTAGTGTGTTTCTTCATTAAACATTATTAAGTTCAAAGATACGAATATAAATCCTATGTTTAAACTTTTATGTAATTTTTTAAATTCATCTACTGAAAATCCTATTGAAATACCTAATTGAATTGTTTCAGTTAATACCCCTAGTGATATTCTAAACCTACCAAATTGCAAATAGTATTCCATTATTTTTTATCTATTTGCTTCAGTTTATTTATTGCCCATTCAATACCTGATGTGCCACCCCAAGCATCCCACATTAAACCACCGCAGCCTTCACTATATGGTACGTCTTTGCTTTGTTGATGTCTTTTAAATGATGCCATCCTTGCTATCGTATCCCTAGATATGTTTTCTCTTTTAGCTAATTGATTTGCCCTAGCCTTTCCTACTGCAGTTCCGCAACCACCCCAACCATTTTCATCTGCCCATTTCAATGCACGTTTAGCATTATTAGAAGCAGATTCAGGATAGTCATTATAAGTTTCTGCAAGTTCTTGACTAACAGGAACACAATTTGGTGCACCATCAGGTTTTAACCCAATAGGTTCGTAACCTTCCCAACAAGGATTCGGCTCTATATCTAATGCAGCCTTAGGCAATAAACCTGATTTAATAGCTGACCATACTTTTTCAGCCTTTTCTTGTGTGTCATAAATACAACTTCCTGTACCTATTCTATACTTTCCGTTGCTACATTTACTTATTGGCATAACCTATTAATTTATTATATATAGCAAATCTTTTGTTATTTATGATGTGTAGGTTAAAATTTGTATTGCAATAGTCAAATAGCTTTTGACCATACTCTGTCCTTGCAGCCTCGTCAAATGTTAATAGCTTAATCCATTTATACCAATCTTGTTGGTTGTTTACATAGCATACAGGCATATCTTTATAAGGATGCACGTTGCTAACTATTGCAGGATTTTTCTTTGCAGCAGTCTCTAATACCTTTAAATTAGACTTCATTGCTCCAAACTTATTTTCGACTAAAGGGATAATGCTAATGTCAGAATCTGCGTATGCACCCATATATTTGCTTACTTCCGAATAGTCGTAGATAGTCGGGTTAAGTTTTAAGCCATTGGTAAATACTCCAATCATTCTATCCCAAAGATGCTTTTCGCCTAGATTATACCCTGCTATAATTGTTCTAACAGGAAAATTAATTTTCTTCATTGGGTTGCGCAGGATGTCAATATCAGGAACGTGAGTGCCTGACCCTGCCCAAAACAACCTTACTAAATCCGATTCTAATTTATTGTCCTGAAATTGTTCTTCTCCGTATGGCAAAGCGTTTGGCAATATTTCTACATTAGGATTGTACTTGTATATTTCTTCGGCTAACCTTTCGTGTGTACAGGTACAAAGGTCTGCAACTCGCATATACTCTATAATAATATCTGTAATATTGCTTTCTTTATATCTCTGCGCTAAAATGTGCGAAGGCGGCAAATACCAATAATCGTCATTATCAACAATTAATTTAAAGTTATATTTAATTTTCATTTCGACTAATAGCTTTGCATCTGTTGAAGCTAAAAATCTGTTAAATATTACTATGTCATAGTTATTGTCAAATACTACTTCATTAATTGTATCTGTAATTAAGCAGTAGTCTTTTTGCATATTAACTAATGGCATCATAATTCTATGATAACCGACACCACTAAACTTACTTGTTATTGCTAGTATTCTCATAATGGGATATAATATGCTTTTGTTCTGTTAGAATATTCTGATACATTTAAATTATGTAAATCCCAAGTATTTTTAACTAAATCCATTTTGTTATAACCATACGCATCAATGCCGTTCTGTTCTAAATGTGTGGCTTTTGTATTAGGTATAAATTTAGTATGCAATCCTGCGGCTCTGCATCTAGTACAATAGTCTAAGTCTATTGCGCCATAAGGGTCTAATTCTTCGTTAAATGCTCCTAGCTTATTAATTACCTCTGCACTAATTGTAAAGTTCCCAATTAGGTCTAATGTATCCCCGTGAGAACCATCTAATGGTATTGAGCAAATACCTATTGTTTTATCTTGCATATACTCATTCCTAGTTTGTAACCAATTATTAGGCTCTAATATGTCATTACCCATAATTGTAACATAGTCAATATAGTCATAGTTAAAATGCCTCAACCCTTTGTTGATTGCATAGGCAATACCTGTTTCATTAATTATGCTTATAAAATCTATATGCTTACCCGCATTTTTAATGTTATGAAACAATGTTTCAATATTTCTGTCTTGATAGTTTAAATAAATTATTGCATTCATCGTGGCTTATTTACTCCTAGTTTTCTTGCAGGTACTCCTGCGTATTTTGTAAATGGTTCGCTTTCGCCTTTAAAAAAGGCACTTGCTCCAATCATGCAACCTTCTTGTATTACACTAAATTGATGCAATACTGCATTAAGTCCAATATTTGAATTTTCGGATATAACTGAATGTCCGCCAATTTTAGCACCGCAACTTATTGTTACATTATTTAAAATAGTACAATCGTGTCCTATATGTGCGTGTTTCATAATAAAACAATTATCTTCAATTATCGTTTCTCCTTTGTCAGTACCTGCATCTATTGTAACTAAGCCTGTTATAATATTATTATTTCCAATATAAACTTTGCCTTTTTCCTGACCCCAATACTTTTTATGTTCGGCAGGGTCGCCTATAATACAATAAGCACCTATGTAATTGTTGTGTCCTAGAACAACATTGTCCCCTATTATTGCGGTTGGGTGTATATAATTAGCCATCTGTTTTTGTTTTGCGACCACGCTTTTTTGGTTCTAAAAGGTTTTCTATTGGTAAACTTTCGTAATATTTATACAATCTTGTAACCATTTCCATACGGCAATTACCGCACCAAATAGTTAAAATAAATCTTGGGTCTATGTTTTCCCTATAAATTCTTTCATAGGTTTTCATTATGTCTAAATCTAAGTTTCTTAGATACCCGCTTTTTGCAGTTTCGTAATTATTGTAGTGCTCTTTTAGAAACATTCTATCTTTTAATTCCATATCTTATAAATTAAAGTTTCAACAATAGATGCCATAAAGCCTGATATGAATAAAACACTTGCTATGTTTAAAATCAATTCAGGTGCGAAATACAATACAATCGCAATCCACGAAGCCAAACAACTTCCGCAACTGAAAGGCTTGAAATTGAGTCCCCATTTACGATGCAGGTTGTGGATAGTATTAAAAAATAATGATGCACAGATAGCAGTTAAAATTATTTGAATCATTTTCGAATGTATTTTTTTAGTTCAGTTTTAGTTTGTTTTAAAGTTCTTATAATTGACATATACGGAATACCTGTTTGTCTGCTTAACTCCTTTGCATTCTTGTTAAAGTCAAATGTATATAGCCTTAATATTTCCTTTTGATACCAATGTAGTTTTTCAACACCATTTTCCATAAGGCTAATAATACAATTATCTTCTACCTCTGCAATCTCTTTACCATTATATTCTGTGTAATTCCTGTACTTCTTCCAAAATTGGCTTCTATCGGATTTAATCATATTTAGCATTGTCCTGACTATGTAAAATCTAATTTCGCCTCTTTCATATAAACCAAATAGCTTTTCTTCCGACATCTCTAATAACACCAAAAACACTTCTACCTTTAAATCATACTGCAATTCTTCAGGCTGCATCTTTGCAAATGCTTGATTTACCTCATCATTAAGCCAATATTGCTCTATAATTTTATTTTTGTCCATTCCACTAATGCAGGTTTGTTATCTATTTCAGTACAAATATAGACAATTCCACCACAATCGTGTATATCTTGTAGCCTTTCTTTCTGTTCAAGGCTTAACTTGTCGCCTATCTTTTTAACTTCTACTGCTACATAAATGCCTTCGGATGTATAACCTTGTATATCTGCCCACCCTTTTTGTATTGTTCCTTTTCGCCTTCCGTATGGTATATTGTTTACTCTGTTTAATCTGTAACCAATATATTCTAGGTTTTTTTTAGCCCATTTTGTAAGGTCGTTTGCTGATATATCCATTATAATAATTCTATTTGTGATTTAACATTTAACCAATATTGATTATATATTGGATTAGAACTTAAAGTATAATCATACTTTTTAGTAGCTTCTAAAAGTTCATCTACTGCTATTAATGCACATTGTTTAGCTAAATTAAAATCAATAGTCATTTTATCTAAAGGAATAATACGATAAAATTCATTTACTAACTTTTCTGCTTTTTGTTTAGGTGTCATAACTTATTTGTTTGTAGGTAATTAATAAATCATAAAATTGTTTTTTAAAGGTAAGCCTATTTGTGCCATCAATAGCATCCTGTCTTGTAGGATAGCAGTCAAAAAAGTTAATAGTATAACAATATTTAAGGCTTCCACAATAAGTGTACTTAACCTGAAAGACCCTCAAAGTATTTTGCAAGTGCTAATTTTTTACATTGTGTATCTATAAAATCTGCGTCTAATGTGTTACGCTTAAATTGACTATATTCTTTTCCGAATAATTTGCTTGATTTTTGAAGGTTATCTTCCTTAACTATTGCAATTATTTCTTGTATCTCTTTAGGCTCTATCTTTAACTTTCCCTGCTTTATGAGAATATTAAATACCCTGTCTGCGTTAAATATCCTATTGTAGTCAATCTTAGGCGAATTTAGCCACTCTGTTTGTGTAAATAGGACTATCTCTTCGTCTGTTAATTTAGGAGGCTCAATTTCGTTAACAATTGGTTTTGTCATTTTTCTTACTTCGTTTGCTTTTTTTGTGTATGCGGCTATAACCTGACCTATAAACTTAGGACTAAACTTTTCGTAATGTTCTACTGAACAATCTAACTTACCTTGTACTGCCATTTTAAATGCTATAACAAACTCTTCTATTGTGTACTTAGGATAACTTGTCCGAATAAAATCTTCTATTACCATAAACTCTTCCTTTTCAGGATACCTTGTCATTCCGAGCAAAGTAAATATGTAGGCTAAATTTTCTTTTAAAGTAATAGGGGATACTAGATTTAGCTTTTGCCCTTTAAATGCTTCAGCTATTTCGTTGTCAACTATTAACCCATTGTTTGAGGTTGTCCATTCGTTGCTGACTTGTAGTGCCTGATTTAGGTGCTTTTGTATTTCCATATCTGTTAGTGTTTTTATTCCAAGTATTTATTCTTCTTTTTATGTCAAAAAACTTTTCGCATTGAAATCTTAATTTACCTTTTGCGTTTGGCTCTGACCAATAATCTAAAAATTCTTGATAGTTATTATCTAGTAATTCTTTAAAAGGGATTAATAATTTTTCGAAGTCCTCTTTATATATATGTGTATTATTAAATATTGTATTATTATCCTTCGCCTTTTCCGAATACCCCCCTTCGGTTTTCCGAATACCCCTATTCGGTATTCCGAATACCTTAGTTGTTTTTAATATTCTCATTTTGACCTGCAATCCTTCGTAAATTAATTTGCTAGTTATGTACTTTTTTTCTACTAGGGAACTAACTATTTCGCTAATCCTAGATGCGCTTAGATTAAAAAAATCTGCAAAGTATTGATTTGATGCGTAGCATCCTTCTGCGTTGTCTAGGCTATTAATTTCTACTAATAATAGCTTTTCCATCCAAGTTAAGTCCTTGTCAATCCAAATTTCTTTAGGTATCCAAACCCCTTTAAAATCTCTGTTCATAAAAAAAATAGGGTTCAAGCCTTCCGCAGGTCGTATCTGCGGTTGACTCTCCCCCTAATGTATTTGTAATTACTATATACGACATAGTAGTTTTTTTATTTTGACAAATATAGAGCATATTCATCTAATTCTTCACATAATTGGCTAATTTTTTCTTTATACCAATCTTCTGTTTTCATTAAGTCGCTACATTTTTTGATTGAATAGTGTACAGTAGTATGGTCGCTTACACCTATATACTTTGATATTTCGCTAAGACTTAACCTAGTGTAAATTCTTAGTAAATATGCGGCTGCTTGTCTTCCAAAGATAGTGCTTTGTTTTCTATCTTTATTTTTAATGTTAGTGTTAAAAACATCTTCTACTAATTGTACAATCCTTTCAGGTTTTATGGTCTTGTCGGTTACAGGTATTTTAATATCGTCAAATATAATACCTTCCCTTGCCATAATCTTATGTAAAAAATTGTAGCTATCCTTCTGCATTTTATATGCTGCAAATATTTCTTCTTTTGTTGTCATAATTAAAATTCTAAATCGTCTTTTGGTTTAAAATTGTCTTCATAAATTTGATAATCAGGCTGATTTGATTCAGGTTTTTTATATGTATTCTTCCACATATTATACTTTTTACCTTCTATTGTAAAGTTAATTACTTCGCCTTTTGGAGTTGTTTTAAGCCAAGCTCCGTACTTCTTTTTTTCTTCTGTCATTACTTTGTGTTTTTAATTAATGAATATTTAGCTACAAATTTAGGTTTATTTTTAGTGCCTACATTTACTCTTTCGGAAAGAATATTATGTCCTTCGTCTTTTAGATTATATACTAATGCAGCTAATCTTAATGTTCCATATTTTCTTAATGCCACTAATGGAGTAAGTGGTTCTTTTTTTAGGTGATTAAGCACCTGCGTTTGTTGACTCATATTTGTTGTTTTTAATTTTAGAAAAATCGTATTGATTGTTTAACGATATTGCGTTGTAAATAGGTTGTTTGTTAATATACCTACTAGATACTTTTAATTGCTTAAACCATTCGTTTTGTGATAATTTTTCGATTGGTAAAGCTATTCTGCTTATTTTAATCCCCCATTTATTTTCCATAGTTTATTTTTTATACGTTTTATTAAAATAATCAATGCCTCCTTCAAATTCAAATCCTTCATCTCTTTTGCTATTCCATACGTTTATTTCGCCATTATCAAAGGCGTTTCTTAAATCAGCTTTTTCCATTGGCAAATATTTTTCCTCAATAGTTTTAGCTAATTGTTCAGGAAGGAATGTAAAGGTGTTTGCATTTTTAATATACTCTAATAGTTTTTGCATTGGTGTTTTCATAATTATTGTTTTTTGTTAATTTGTTCTTGTTCTAATGCTATTTCATTTTGTCTATCTTGTTCTAATTCTTCCTCATCTTCCTCATATTCCCAACCGCAATGTTCTAAACAATCAGGACAGATTCCAATTTCATCCATATCGGTATATGCTCCGCAGCAATTTGAGTATGGCATTTTATTTATTTTGGTTAGCTAATAATATTTTTAATGCCTTGTCGTATTGTTCCATTTTAGTATAACTTTCAATCTTTAAGGCTTGTTTGATTTTTGTATTTTCATCAAATGGTGCTGCTTCTAATAATGTAATTAGATACAACCTTTTGTCATCTCCTACTTCGTCTTGATGATTGTTAGTAGCATCTGAATCTTTAGTATCATCTATTGCGAATAGACCATTTAATGCGTACTTCCTTGCGTAACTTGATGCGCTACCTGTGATTTGTGCGGAATCCATCCCCTTCTTAACTTCCTCTTCCCTTGCCCAACCGCTTACGCTAATATGATTGTCGGTGTCATCTAATAGAGTTGCGGTTGCTTTAACATAAACCCTGTCTCCTACTTGTACTACCTCGTCTGTAATTACTAATGCAGTTCCGTACTTGTTTAGAATTGGTTTTACGGCTTCTACAATGTCTTCTGCGCTTCGATACTTGTACTTACCAAATGCGTTTGTTTGGTTTTTTGGTGCTTTTAATTCGGCTTGAATTTTTACTAAGTTCATAGTGTTTGTTTTTGTTTATTTTAAAATTTCGATTTTTACATTAGATATTTTTTTAACTCCTAATGTTTTTTTTAATGCTTTTTCAAATTGTTTTACTTGATTGTTTGTAACTTTAATAGTTTTCTTTTTCATAGTGTTTTTTTATTGATAATCGTTAAATTCGAAATACTCTCTTTGGTCGTCTAATCTTACAAATTTTGTATGCTTGATTGTACTTTTAGGTTGTTCTAATAATTCGGGACAATGTTTTAGCTTGTATTCTTTTAACTCTTTCCAAGCCTTTTGCATATTATTGTAATGCCTATCCCTACTAAATTCATTACTTTTATTGTAATTCCATTTAGCGGTTGTATAATCTAATTGTAGCTTTTCTAGTTGTGTCATTATAATTCGTTTAATGATTTTGCGTAATCAATTACTGCTTTAATGGTAATTGCAACTGCGTTTTGTTTGTCTTCGAATCCCTCGTATTGATTAATTAAGGAATTGATAAAGAATTGGAATTTTTCGGTTTGTGTCATTTGTTTATTTTTAAAAGTTAAAGTCGTAAAATTTATATGGAGTATCCCTCATTACCCATCTGCCTTTCCCCCAACCTTGATTTGATAATCTAATTGTATCTATTGGGTTTTGTTCGTTTGAAGTATATTCGTATTCTTGATTGTGATTATCTGCGTAATGTCCGCAAAATCCCCCTGCGTAAAATTCGCTAGGTTGCTTAATTGGTTTTGTATCTAATGCTCTAACTTCTATCTTTGTTTTGCTAACCTGCCTTACTACTTCGTAGGCTTGTACGTCTGTGTACATTCTATAACTAATGTACTTTTTTACAGGAAATTCAATTTGTGCGTTTGTTTGATTTTTCATTGTTATAATTTTTGGTTTTTAATTATAACACGAATATACAACATATAAACAGGTTATCCTAATATTAAGGGATAAATCTTCAAACAATATTATAAATGGTAATTAGGAAGGATAAGCGGTAAATTGTCCGAAAAATTGTCCGGACAAAAAATCGGACAAGACAAAAAATTAGTTATTTGCTGCCGTCCTGTAATGGCAAGTGCTTACTATTATCAACTTGCCTGTAACCTAAAGACCATAGCATTTTTGTAAGAGTAACACTTTTTTCTATGATTTGCTCTTCGCTATCTTCAGGATTTAACAAATGAAAAATCTCGTGTATAATAATTTCCATTTTCTTGCGACCCTTTAATCTAGGGTCAATGTATATAATGCCATCGCTTTCGGCAATGCCGTGCGCCTGTTCTCTGCCAAGTTTTTTATATACTATTTTTATTTTCACGCTTTCATTAATAATTCATCAGGTCTGTCCATTTCTAATAATTCAACCTTTTGACCGCCTCTAATCTGTGCTAAGATTCTTCTATACTCTGCTTCAATAGAATGTATTTCCTGCAGCTTGTTATTAAAATAATTCTCTTGCTCTAATAGTGTCCACTTGTTAAAACCTTTTGGCATTTTCATTTTGTTTAGTTTTTATAATTTTCTTTAAATAAATAGCTAAATCTAGTGCTTCTTCATATGCGTGTTGTAACCAATCTTGCTCACTTAAATCAGTCCTATCCATTGTAGTTCCATATTCTTTTAACCCTTTATCTTCTCTTATTAAAAGGTCATCTATAATTGAATATAATATCCTGCTCATTATTTGTCAGTTTTAGAATGGTATTTATTACAAGTATTGCATTTGTATTGTATCCTAGTTAAGCCTGTCGCAGTAATTACCTTATTGTTTCTTATTAGGTCATCGCTTCCACATTCAGGACAACTGCCTCTATCGTGTCCAAATGCTACTCCATAATGTGTTTTAGGTTCTATATGCAAAGATAAAGCCTTGTGAACTTGCTCCAATAATATTACATCTTTTTTGCAGTATTTAATCATCTTCTCCATTGCAACCTTATCCTTTTTTAAAAGAATGTCCTTCCATAAAGAATACTCTGTTTTAATCTTTTGCCCTAACCCTAGATAATCTGCAATATAATTAAGCCTGTTTGAATTAAACCTAAACTTTTGCCTAGCTACTTTTAATGTATCAATCGTTAAATACTTTGGGAACATATCTATTTTATGAAACAGGCATCTAGTTCTAATCCAAGCTAAATCAAATTTGTCGCCATTATGCCCTACTAGTTCCGTTGCAGTATTTGCTACTTCTATAAACTTTTGTAGCATTGCTTTGTCATTCTGCTTTGCATCCCATTGTAAAGCGTAAACTTCTTTTTCTTCTTCCCACTTATAACATATACAGATGATTGCCCTCTCTTGTATAATGTTTGAATAGTCTATATTTTTTTTGTATCCTGCTTCCCAAAATAAACCGATATTAGGACTTGTCTCAATGTCAAAGAAAAGCCTTCTGCGTTTTGTTTTTAGCATTATATTTGTTTGTAGTTAGTAATTCCATTTGTTTTAGTTGCTTTTAAAATCTGTTTTCTATGTCTGACTGAATAAGAAACGTGCACCCAATCAGGATTATTGTCATTACCGAATTCCCATATTAATTGGTCAAATGGTAACTTATCTTTTATATAGTTAAATATATCTGCATTACTAACTCCATAACTTGTACCATCCATATCTATATCAATAGCTTGTCCTAATGAGTGCTGCGATGTATTAGACCCACCTATTTTGGCATTTAATTCCTTTGACCTATACCCACTTGAAATTAAGATAGGTGTCCTAAAATTGGCTCTAATAGGCTCAAATATGTTTTCTGCTAATAGCTTTAAATTAGCTATATGTTCAGGTGGTGGCATATTAGGTATGCCATTACGTTTTGCCGATTCGCTACGAATTAACTCTGCTAGCGTAAGATGTTCAGAAATGACCATAAAAATCTTTTAATTAATATGAATCCAATTAAAATGCCTAATAATCCCCAAAATCGACCCCTCCACTTTTTGCTAGTGTTTATACTATCTTGCAAAGAAGTCTTGTAAAAACGCACGGAATCAATCATTATGCCTAATCTTCTAGTGTCTACAATATAACCTGTATGAATTTGATGCACTTTAATAGTCTTTACTATTGTCTTAGGTGCTTCTTTAATGGTAATATACTCGGTGCCGTTAATTGTAATTGTATCTCTTTGATAGTTAGTAATGGTATCAACAAGTAATGTAGTGTCATTTTTAGTAATTATTGTTGTATCATTAGCACAAGGTCTTGTTTTCTCTAATTCTCTAAATACCCTTTCGCTACTTTGTACATCATTTAATACCCTGCGTTCTGCCTTCATTATTGGGTTACAAGACGAAATAAGTAATATGATTAAACATATTAAATAAATAATAAATATCTTACTTTTGTTTCCCATATCTAGTATCGTGTGGATTTAGATAGTTAACAATTATAGGCAGGACTGATATAACTCCTGCGCTAATACATTCTTCTAATGTAATTAAATAAATATTTCCTTTAGAAATTATCATTGTAATAACTGCAGAAATAAATACTTTTATCCAACTACCATATAAACTATTTAGGAATTTCATCATCTTTAAACTTTTTAGTTGCATTGTAATAATAACGAATAGCAAAAATACCTGAAACAATAGCAGTCAAACCTGCTACCAAAGTTACAAAAGGTTGTACCTGTGTTAGTGTTAAAGAAGCTGCAGTTAGACTGATGCCTGTATTAACTAATGCTTGACTGCTATCTTGTGTCATCTAATCTTCTTTTACTTCTGTTTGTAATTCTTGTTGTGGATTTTGCTCCTGCGCTAATTTACCCAAGAACTGCAATAATGGTAAGCCATAAGCAGTTGGGATTGTGTTAATAAATTGCTCTAATTCTTTAACTTGTTGCTCGTTTAATGTAATCATATTATTTTATTTTATTCACAAATATACTTATTATCTAAATATGTTTATAATTTTTTAAGGATTCGTAAAAGGTAAAGGCAAAGAAATTATCGGTGGATTAACTTGATTCTCTATTTGAGCATCTAAATTAAGGTCAATTTCTGCAACAGGAAGCAAATTATCTAACCATCCACAAACTTGTTCGTAGGTTAATTGGTCATAAGGAGTAAAATCTTCGCCACTTGGTAAAGGGCAACTTGCAGTTCCATACCATCTTGCGTTATAAATCTTACCTTCAATTTCTACGTTGTATAGCCTGTCGGCGTGAATTGTTACAACAACATCCTGTAAATTATCTTCAACTGGCTTACAATCCATTTCAGTTATTACCCAATACTTATTACTCATATTATTTATTTTATTTATTTACATACTCCCATTTATAACCATAACTTTGATTGGTTTTGCCTTTTATATGGTAACAAATGTTTGCTTGATTAAATCCTAATTCTCTTTGTACTTGTCTTGCTGAATCCCATATTTTTAAAATAGTTCCATCAATAGTTTTTTGATATAATGGATTTTTACGAGCATTACGCATATTAATCTTAGACTGTTCACTATGCTTGAAGTTTTTTAATCTTTCCGCATTTATTATACAAGCTAATTTAAACTTTTCGCTATTTTTTAGACTATTTGATAGTTTAATTTTAGATTCTTCTTTATGCTTTCTTCCTGTATGCCTTTCAGATATTCTTTTTCTATCTTCTTCAGTAAATATTCTTTTTTTATTTGATTGAGCAATTTTGCTTCTATGCTCTATTGATATTACTGCATTTTTAGTACCATCTCCACCATCAGTCATATTTACTAAACAACCATTATTTAAATCCTTGCGTCCATATAATGATATAAATTCTTTTTCTTTTAGCTTAGCATCATCCCAAGACATATTATCAAATAGTATTTCTATTTCATAATCTGTATTTTTTGTAATATGTTTCCAATGTTTATTTCTACTTCTAATATCTTTTGCTCTATAATAAGTAGAATCTGAACCTATGCCAATATAAAATGGCTCATTCTTGTCTAACCTTATATGTCTATAAACGTATGCCATAGTACAAATTTACCATTATTTAGCCATAATCATTGCTTTTAATTCTTCTATTTGTGCTTGTTGTTCTTCTATTTTAGACATACACTCTTGTAATACTTTAATGGTAGCGTGATGCAAGTCAGCAGTATAAATTGCTTTTAATGGTTCATCATCACTTACAATTTCGTTTCCATCTTCATCTAATTTTGGCTTATTATCCCATCCATCAATATCAACAAATTCTGGTGCTACTGATTCAACTTGTTGAGCAATTACACCAATATTGTAATCATCGTGTGTTTGGTCTTTGTATTTAAATTTAACAATCTCAATAGCTTTAAACTTATCCCAATAAGATTCTAAAGGAATAATATCTTTTTTAGTTCTTTCATCTGATAGATTTGTATCATTTGCTTGATAATTAGAAATACCACCATTTGATTTTACTCCAAATCTTATAGTAGTTGAATCTAGTCCGTAGAACATCCAATTGTCACTGTTATTTGGACTTGCACCCGGATAATGAACAATAATACCATAAGGTTCAGAAGATGCTACATTTGAAAAATAAGTAGTCCAATTACCAGATGTATTTACTCTCATTTCGTGATAACCAGCAGAACTTGCATAGTTGCCACTTGAAGACATTTTAGTAAAACCACCCGATGTGATTCTCATTCGTTCGTTATCGTTAGTATAGAATAACATATCAGCATTTAGCTGATTAACAATGAAAAAATTTCCATTTGCACCTCCATATCCAAAATAACCCATATCGCCTGAACCATTTGCAAATTGAATATAGTTTCTACCTGCAGCAATAGATGTTTGTAAACGAAGGTTTTGTCCACCTGAAGCAGAACTTTGTAAATGCAATAAAGAACTTGGACTACTCGTTCCGATTCCAACTGAGCCACCATTTTCGCACATTAAAACATTATAACTAAAGTTGTTTGTTCTAAATATAGCTTGTCCATTATTAGCTTCTACTCTAAAACCAAAAGCACCCGTTCCTCCTCCGCCTTTTATTGTTAATATATCTGCTGATAATGTTCCGTTGTTAGCATTAAATAAAGAACTACCTCCAGCAGTTACACTACTTGAGAATGTAGCAGCACCAGTAGAAGCAATTCTAAATCTTTCAGTAATTGTAGCTGTTGAGCCAGATGTACCTATTGGAGCATTTGAGAAAATTAACTCTCCATTATAATTATATAAACGACCTATACCCTCTACTGAATTAATATATTTAAGAAGATTACTCGCATCGTAATATCCATTTGAAATTAAACCTATACTTGTTGCATTTGACTGACCAAACAATGTACCTCCTTGACCACTTGCTCCAATATAAAGACTTACAAAAGCACCACCGCTTGTAATAATTGGACTAAATCCAACTCCTATGTTATTACTAAACGTAGCACTTGTACCACTTAAAGCACCAGTAAG